GCACTGGTGCAAAGACGCACCACGTTGAGATCCGCGGCAGCGGCGAAGAGCGTGAGAAGATCGCGCGTATCGACGCCGACCTGGACGCCGTCGAGCGCATGAACCAAGACCGCTTGGCGCTTCGGGCAGCGCAAGAGCGCTTGAAGCAACTTGAAGAGGAACGCTCGCAACCGCAGTTCCGCGGCGTGGTCGCACGTGCAGACGTCAAGCACGATCTTGCAAGCCCTGAGTACGCGAAGCGTTGGCTTCACGCTGTCGCGCGTGGCGACGCCGCAGAAATGCGCGCGCTCTCAACGGGCTCCACTGGCGCCGGCATTCCGACTGACATGGAACGCCGCATTGTTGAGAAGATGTACCAGGCGAACGTGCTGCGCTCGATCGCCCCCGTGTCTTCGATCGACTCGAAGCGCACGATCACTGTTGAGGGCAACCTTCCTACCACGGCGCTCGTGACAGAAGCAAATTCGATCAGCGCAAGCGATCCAACCTTCGGCACAGCCATTTCGGTGGTGCCGTACAAGTACGTGTGCGCGACTCAGATGAGCCAAGAGTTCATTGAAGACGCGATCGGCCAAGGTGGCATCGGAAGTGGCCTCGATTGGGTTGCAAGCCGCATCGGCCTTTCGATGGCGCTCAAAATGGAAGAGGCGTACACCATCGGCACCGGATCGAGCCAACCGGAAGGGGTCGCCGGTTCGGCGATGAACACCGCGCTGGTGGCGCTTTCTCAGGTGACTGACCTTGGAGGCCTCGCCGTCACCACTGTGACCGCCGACAACGTCATCGATACGGTGCACCTTGTCGCGCCGCAGTACCGCAACTCGCCGCGGTTCCGTTGGCTTCTCTCTGATACGTTCGTGCGCGTCGCTCGCAAGTTGAAGAACAGCGTCGTAACGAGCGGCTCTACCGAATACATCTGGACGCAAGCACAATCGAACGCTGGCACGATGGTCGGCGGCGCTCCGGGCTTGCTTTACGGTGTGCCGTATAGCGTTGGTCAGTACGTACGCACAGCAACAACAAACAACAACGTGTTTGCAGTGGTCGGCGATTTCAACTACTTTGAAATTTTCGACCGCACCGGAATGACCTCGCTTGTTGACCCGTACTCGGCGGCGAGCACTCACCAGGTCACTCTCTACACGTACGCACGAACCGATTCGCACATTATGAATGCTTCGGCGTTCGCTGCGATCACCTGCTAAACATTTCTTACCTTTCGCTCGCGCTGGGGGGAAACCCCTAGCGCGGGTTTCATGGCTGTAACACTTGCAACCGTTAAAACGGCGCTGAAGATCGACTACAGCGACGATGACACCGAGCTTACCCGGCTCATCGGTGTCGCTACGTCGTGGGTCGAGCGCTACACGGGCTTGTCGCTCACCCAATCGTCGCGCACGATGTACTTGCGAGATTGGAAGCGCACGGTGTTCGCGGTGCAACCATACGTATCGCTCACGTCGGTGACGTACACGAGCACTGGCGGCTCAACGGTGACGATGACGAGCGGTACCGATTACTGGGTGGACTTGTCGCAGGATCTTGCAGCGCTCGAGTTCCTTGACGAGCCCGCGATAAAAGAGGGCACGCTCGCAACCGTCACGTATGTCGGCGGCTACTCGACCGAACCAAACGAGGTGGTGCAAGCCATCGTTTCGTTGGTCGGCCTGTACTACAACAACCCCGAAGCTGCGCAGCCCGTCGCGCTGTCGGTAGTGCCGCTCGGCGCTCAGTTTATGCTTGAGCACCTGCGAGTGCGAGGGCCTTTCCGATGATCTCATCGGGCCTCACGCGTTTCCGATTGATTGTGCTACGCGCGTCTGGCAATAGCCCCGACTCGCTCGGCCGCCGCGTTACGACGTTCACCAACGTTGGCACAATCGTTTGCGACGTGCGCGAATCGGCGCCAGTGGAAACGTCATACGGTGACGGCGTGGCTGTGGTTGGCGCGTATGAAATTCGTACGCGTTGGCCGAATATTGCGCGGTTGACCGTCACCGCGATCGATCGCTTGCAGTACGGCACAAAAGTGCTGCGTATTAACGGCATCCGCGACATGGATCAACGGCGGAGGGTTGCAGTCATTGACTGCACTGAAATCGCATGAGCGCCACGTCCCTCATTAGCGATATCATGAGCACGCTTGAGTCACAAACGACCGCGGGGCGGCGCGTGTACTACGGCACACGCTTGCAAACTTCGACGCTGCCAGCGATGACGTTTGAGATTCAATCGGGCACGCGTGTCGCGCTCGGAAATCAAAACACGCTATCTGCCTATGACGTCACGTTTAACGCCATCAGTGACGACGTGAGCGCAGCCACGACGCTCGACGATGAGATCCGCAACAACGTCGGACTCCTCGCGGGCGCGACTGTCATTTGCACCCAGTACGGAACCGTGCAAGAGCCCGTCGCCGAGAACGGCGATGAGGCGGGCCTGTACATCGTCACGAGTCAATTCACAATCTATCAGGACGGCCCCTAATGCCATCACCAACCACCGCAGCAAGCGTCAAGTTAGGCTCAAACACAATCGCTGACGTCAGCGCCGCGACTATCTCGGTCACGCGTCAGCAAATTGACGTCACCGCGATCGGCGACACGCACAAGCACCACGTGCAGGGCTTCCTCGAAGGCACTGTGCAAATTGAGGTGTTTTACGATTCGGCAAGCAATAACGCCAACATACTCACTGGCATTTCGGGCGGCACAATTATCAACGAGGCGGAGGTCATTTGGGCATCGGGCCACTCGATCAAAGGCAAGGCATTCGTGCAGGAGGCATCGCTTAGCGTTGCACCGAATGATGTCGCGCGGTTAACGGCCACGCTTCTGTTCTCCCAAAACGCCATTACGATTACCGAATGAGCCCATCAATCGTTGACGCCTTTCTCTCCCGCCCTGCTGTCGTGCAGTTCGACGGCAGGGAGGTTTCGCTGTCGCGGCCGACTGTCGCGCATTTCATCGCAGCGCAAGACGCCGAATCTCGCGGCGAGTTCATGCCCGCTTGGTACGTGTGGCAGCACGTGCTTGACGAGAACGGCCGCCAGGCATTCAAGTCGATTGAGTACGTCAAGGAAATCTGCAATGCACCGATGGTGATGCGCCTCGCTCGATTGATTGAGCCGCTCTACCTGGAGGGCTTGGACTTGCCAGCGCCGCACGCGAAATCCTGAGTGCGGCTGAATTGAAGGTGCAACTAGATACCCCGCTCGCCGTGTTTCTCGCCATTCGAGGTCACAAGGCTTTCTCCCATGACATCGCGAAACGGTTCAACAAGCAAAACGTTCGCGATCGGTTGCGAGATCGATGAGAAAGCCATTGAGCGCATCAATCAGCAGTTAATGATGTTGAGCCAAAAGGACGCGCGAAACGCAATGCGCCGCGGGCTTGGCAAATGGTCGCGATTCACAAAGAAGACGCTCGAAGCCACCGCACCATTTGGCCGTGCAACTGCCACGGAGTACGTGCGGAAAGCAGTACGCCCAAACGTGCACCTGAAGTGGTCGGTGATTACGAAAGTCAAGGGCTATAGCAAGGGGCTTGTCACGTGGATGGCCGTTGGCGTTAAGCGGATTGACGGCACATACCTGACGCCGCACTGGTATCAGGGATGGGTAGAGAACGGCCACGCGATTAAACGCGCCACGACGCAAGCGGAAAAGATCTTGCTGAAACAACGCGGCGAGCGTGGCAAGGCGCTTAACTTTGTGCAAGTTGGATACTCGCGGCCTCGCAACTGGGTGAAGAAATGGCGACCAGTTCTCAGCGCGATGGCGCCGCAGTACGTTGCGCCCGAAGTTGAGAAGGCAATAAAGGAATCCGGCCTTGGCTAAAATTAATCGCATTAACATCGCCATTACTGGCGACTCAAAGGGCTTGCAAGCCGCGACCGACGCCGCACGCCGCGAACTGAACCGCCTAAACGCGGCGTCCGAAAGCACGAATAAGCGGCTGCGTTCTCTTGCCGCGAGTAGCACCAAAGTCGGAACGTCGCTTAGCAAGTTTGGCGTCGCGGGCGCTGGGCTCGGCATGATCGGCGGCGCGGCCACGTTGGCTTCCATGGGCGGGCTCGGGCTTGGCCTCGGCGCCGCGGGGCTTGCGTTTGGCGCTGCCAGCATGGGGGTTAGTGCGGTGCAAGCGCTTCCCGATGTTCGCAAACGCGCAGGCGCAGCGCTCGAGGAAACCCGAATGGATCAACGCAGGCGCATCGAAGAATTAGGATTCTCGCGCATGATTGCCGAGCAAATCGCAGCACGTGCGCCACTATCAACACCAGGCGGGGCTATGGGCATCGGCGAAGCGTTTTCCCAGGGCCTCGCCACCCAGGGCGGATCGCTTGCGGAAGTGATGATCAATGAGGTGCCGAAAGCAGTTGCCACCGAACTTGGCGCATTGCTCGGCGGCGCATCCCTTGCAGAAGCCGGTGCGCTCGGCCGATCACAAATGATGAGCGGCAATGCAATGCAGGATGCAAATCGTGCAATCGGGCTTATGAATCAAATGCCATCATGGACGATGGATATCCTGCGATGGATGAGCAAGTGACCCATGCCAGCAGCAACCGCCATTTCCCGCAGCGCGATCACCGCACAGAACTTCAGCGAGGGCGGGCCGTCGCAGGCATCGACGTATACCGTCGTGCGCCGCGTCACGATGGATGGCACGGTGGACGTTGAAAACGCCACACAGTTGGCGCTCGTGCTCGGTGCGTTTGGTGCACCGCTTTCATCGTTGCGCACCACGATGGTGCTGACCGAGCGCATGGGCATGATGCGCTTACGCACGGTGTCGGCGACGCCAGTGCCAAACACCGAG